CTCATCGCTAAGGCCGAGACCGAGCATGTCGGAGCCCGCGACAAGGATGACGACTACCAGGGTGAGGATCAGCTTCCTCGAGACAAACTTTTCCATACTAAACTCCAAAGCAGGTCCTAAACACAATCAGCGACAGTACGACCGCAACAATAGCAGTGAACGTCAGCAGGTCGTGTAGGTCGTCGTTACCACCCGCCATCGAGGAGCGTGTAGGTAAACGCCTTTTTCCAGGTCGGGTGAGTCTCGATCTGCTTGTTCACCAGATCCATCATTTCGCGGAATCCCGTGGTCGTAGCGTGGACCTGGCACCCGGCACTCCAGACTCCGATATCAGAGTCATCATCCCGGTCCCTTGTCTGGTCGTAGGGCGTGCTCGACGAAGCGTGGATGTTAATGCCAAAGTAGCCTGATTCCTCGTCCACGTTGTGGTCGAGCACCTCGTCCCGGTTGTCGTCTCGCCAAACCGTTACCGGCCCATTGCGCTGGCAAAGCGCTAGGTACTTGCCAGCGTGCATGTCCACTTTGTAGACCCCGGAATACTGGCCTGGAACGAGGATCGCGGTGCCC